GTGGATGTATACACTGTTTGTGTAAACTCATCAGACCCTGTAGTTAGTTTTAATATCAAAGAATTTGGACCATTTATGTTTATCGCTCCTGATTTAATAGTATCCGTTATAGATTCATGGTTTCCTGATGTAAACCCAAATACTTGATGGGGTGTTGTAAATGATGAAGAATTACTCAAATATCCGTTCGTACCGTCATAAAATTCAAACGTAAAAGAATTATCGGATACATGTGTATTTGAAAAAGTTAATGCGTTTGTATCTGTGTCGAATACGACAGAATTAATATTAGAATCGGGTGGAGCAAGTTTAGTGGCCAAGTCACTGGCTAATTCTGTACCTGTACTGTAATTTGTTTCATCCATTGAAAAAACATTTCCGTCTACACTAAATGTTTTGTTCGTGACACATGTAATCAACTGTGGTGTAGGAATTCTTGCAGACACAAGTTTTATATTTGAGACATCATAAATGGGATTATCCAACGTAACGGTATAATTATTCGCGTATGAATATACATTCGTATCTCTCTCACCACTATCGATATTAAGAGTATGGACCTTCATTAAAATACAGGTATAATATTTTAATGAATGTTTTTGTCTACAAAGTAAAAAATTAATGTGAGAGGGAATGAGAAAGAGGGTTATTCTGAAGTTGTTTCTTGGCAATATCCAAGTTACGAGTATTGGGGTTCTCGTTGCCCTTATAAGCGTTGAATTGGTGATACGGTTTGTTTTGATACTGCTGTGTCCATCCACCATTGGCCGCATTGACACGTCCATCGATACGTGTTGTGTCAGAACGAACAGCTGTAAGAGCACCACCCTGTTTGAGTGGCGATTCGCGAACGTTCATACGACCCGCATTTCCCATACGATTGGGCTTTCCTCTACGGTCTTCTGGTCGGAATCCGTACTTCATAAGCTCTTCGTTATTTTTAGAAGTTACCTTTACAGCGGCGCTGTTGGTGTACGCACCACGATGACTATGAATACCTGGGGCTGGATGGTTCATATATGTATACTGTTCATCAGTACGATCGGACTTAAATCGAGTGGGGTCTTGTGGCATCGCACCAGCTGACACAAATCGCTTCGCACCATTGAAACCCAAACCATCTGCGCGATGACCAGTCTCTGAACGATTGGTGGTACGTTTTGTCCTCTCATGCTCATTGCGGGGAACGACACCAGACATACCTTGAGCACGTCCAGCCATGGTGGGTCGCCTCGAAGGAAGGAAAGCTGTAGTTTCTGGTTTGTTATGAGTCAATTCCCCAACCTTCGCAGAACGACCACCTGTGACATCTGCGGCTGGACCTGTACGCCCTGGAAGTGTAGTTAATCTATACTCACCAACGTTAACCGGATTTACACGAAACGTTTGTTGAAAACCACCAGCCGCAGGTACATGGGCGCTTACACCCAAACCCGGACCGACTAATTGTTTCTCGATAGGTGACAAGTTGTTCATACGACCATGGTCATACATTCGATTCCGCATGTTGAGGATTTCCTGTCCACCACTTCGTTGTTGGGGACTGATATCACCAAAATTTTCCATCTCTACCTTGTGTGAAACTTCGGGGGATCTATCAAAATTATTGGATTCTATTATTTCTGGATTTTTCAATGTTGGTGGTACATCATTCACCTTTGGTGGTGCGGATTTAGCACTCAAATTCCGACCAGCAAAAACAAGACCGGCGACAGCCATGAGCGATATAGGATCAGCCATTCTTACTTCTTATTAACATTTTTATTAAGATACCTTTTCTCGAACAATCCATTCTGGAGCTCAGCACGAGTGCTCGAGGGATCATATTTCTGAGTGCGAAGAGGAACTTTACACTCCATGTTGGAGAGAGGGAAAAGATTACGCTCGTATGTCTGAATTATATGTTTGTTAAAACGAGAAGTAGATTGAGGGCGAAGTTGATCACTTGTTTCGATATACTGCGCTGGGGAGCCTTTACCCGCCATGTATGGCGCCGTACCGTACAACATAGTGTTAGGACGACTCGACCCAACGTTAAGAGTACTGGGCTGAGGGTATACGAAAATTTCATCAGTTGCTTTTACTGGGGGGACGGCACCGGTATTTTGAACAATGGAAAGTCCAGGTTGAAGTTGATACGCCATTTATTATTACATGAGAATATTTATCTACCTAACCGTTCCACCATGCATACCAGAACGCTTATCGCCGTTACCACCGAGACCGGAAAATGCCTCAAGTTGAACACCACGAGCGTTGGGATTGCAGAAACGGGTATCACTCTTGCACGTTGGTGCATTTTTTTTACCATAACACGCCTCCGCGAAAGCTGTTTGGTCCCCTGGGATATTAGTCACTGGGTTCGAAACAAACTGACGTTCCATAGCATTGCGAAGATACTTGGGCATAGGAGTACGAGAACGACCAGAATCGTATGGGATGCGGTCACTCGTGTAACTGTTCACGAACGTCTTAACCGTGGGGTAATAACACGCCTCCAATCTGTTGGGGGCATCACTAAAATCGGTAATCAATACATTACCCATGGGATTATCGGGTGTAGGCATTTGACAACTAACACCTTCAACTGTTCCACCATACGTTTCTTTAACCATCCTAGACTTATAAAGAACATAAACGACCGCGATTACAGTAGCACCTAAAACGAAAATCCTAGGGTCACGACGAATAAGATAAAGTATGGTACACACATAAATAATGAACCGTGAAGCAGCATTTACCCGGTCTTCTGGGGTTTGATCGTTCGTTGGCCAGAACTGATTAACCTGATCAACTCTTACGAGCTGCTGAGGATCGTCAAACCAAGTCTTCATTTAGTATATGGTAGGTTTATTTTTTAGGAAGACCACCAAGCATACTACCCATCATTTTCATGAGAGCATCCTGGTCAATATTACCTTCCCCATCTTGCATCTGGCTTGCAACACCCTTCGCAATCTTCTCTATTTGTGAGAGGGTGTCATCGGGGAGAGAAATAATGGTGGTACCGAGCATGTACAGGGTTTGAAGATACTGCCAAGTAGCACCCTTGGTGCCATCACTCATTTTACTCCAATACCTCTTAATGTCAAGCTCCTTAAGAAAATCGATAGTTTCAATTTCATCTAATAAGAAGGTTTCATCTTTGGCTGAAATTTTTGCCGCATACGGGGTTACACCCTCCATAAAACCATTTACAACGAGACGGGGGTTGGTCGACTTGAGTAGGTCGAACGAAGTGAGCATTTTCTTAATGCCTTTTTCCTCTGGAAAAGTCTTGTGCAATTCCACAAGAAATTGACTCATCATATCGTTGAATGCAGATACGGACGCCATATTCTTATACTAGAAGTTAATCTTTAAGTTTAGAAAGGTTCATTAGAAATAACCTCCTTTTGGGCTAAACCACCCGATATAATAAAAAATACCAGAATCGCATTGAGAACAGCAGGTTTGGTATATTTGTTGAGTTCTAATTTACCTTCATTATTTAAGTAAGCCTTGAGATGAATATACGCGGCAGTTATACCAGCTGCAATTAGGGCGGCACTCACTGGGTCGCGTAGTTGCTCAGAGAGTTCCATTTAATAGTACCGAGGATTTTTTGTGCGCTGCTCTGGTGCATCACCAAAGAATACATTGTCGTCTGGTGGTTCCTGGAATTGTTGTTGGGGGGGAGGAGGTGGTGGTTGTGCGATTGGTTCAGAAACTGGTTCTGGTGCATGAACCCCATGTACAGTTTTGAATTCATTCTCAAGACCAGTGGGTTGAGGTTCGTTCATACCCCCCATTTCGGGTTCTGGTTCGAGTTCTGGTTCAGGTTCACCGATAGGTTCGGGCTCTGGGAAGGGTTCTTCCCCTCCATCTAGTACATCTGGGTCCATACTGTCTTCTACATCACCGTCAAGTGAAATATCTCTCGTTTCTTGTGACATGTATGTCTGAAGGATTTGTTGTATAGGAATCAGCTCTTTGACGGTGTTTTCAATGGAAAGAGAAAAACGCGTAACAAGGTTCTCATCACGAGCATATTCATTGTGTACTTCATGGAAAATGTAGGGATCTTTGTACAGATCCCGTGCAGCGTTGTTATAACATGTTTGAATAAACACCTCTTCGGTGGGAAGCTTTAGTGAAATCTTTTTGTTATCCGCTTTGAGGCGGACGGCTGAAAGAATCTTCGTGCATGCAACAAATACAGCTGCGACTAGATCCCCGAACCATGAACACCGGTCGGTGATATTATCAGCGTGACGCTTAGACATTGCATTTGACCAATTGGGAACCTCTTTCAATAACTTTTGAAACATGATAAGAACTTGTTTACCTTTAGAGGTTTTCACAGATTCAGCATACATCTCCTGAAAAATTTCAATCATAGGTGGGCACATGATGATACACATCTGTCCGAGATACTCCTTCTTC